CTAGCAAGGGTGCTAACGGTATTGGCTTTGCTGCTAAAGTGGAGACACTAGAGAGTGACGAGGTTTCAATGGACTTAAGCGACATCACTATAGATGACCTTAAGAAGTTCGGTATCATTCCAGAATTATTAGGGAGGATTCCTACCATTGCTAAACTTAAGACTCTTGATGTGGATGCACTTAAGATGATCTTAACAGTTCCTAAGAACGCTATCGTTAAACATTACCAATCATTGATTGAGCTTGATGGTTCATCTATCACGTTCACTGATGAGAAGTTAACAGAGGTTGCGGAACAGGCGCTAAAGAACGGCACAGGAGCTAGAGGATTGCAGACGATCCTTGAGCAGGACTTACTTGAAATCATGTTCAACGCTAAAGAGGGCGAGCACTATGAAATTTAAAACAATCAAGGCGTACTATGGGAGTGTCACACTTTACCGAGTTGTTAAGCAGGTCGGTGATGAGTTAGATACTATTCATATTTATAACGATGAGCATACCGCTTATGTTGTTACAAGGATGCTCAACACTAGCGTAAATGTGGATGAGGAACAGGATAATGAGATCTGATAGCGCCATAGATTTAGATCTTACTGTACTTGGTAAAGCACTCAACGTTACGGTCACGGTTAACGGCTTTGGCGGTGAAGTCGTCCGTGATTCTATATTAACTAAAAGAGAAGCCTTGCGGTTAGCGGAAACGTTGACAGAGGCTTCATCAATTCTAATTCATTATGGGAGGAGTAATGATGAGTGATGCAACACATGGTGGTAAAGGTGATCGAGCTAGACAAGTCGATAAGGACAAGTTCGATGCTAACTGGGACGCTATCTTTAATAAAGTGTTTAAGGAAGAGATAAAGGAAGCTAACGAAAACAATCAAGAGGAAAAAGACTAATGTAGAGTGTATCATATGGAACTCACACAAGTTACTACGAGCGGGAGGTCGAGACGTTAGACGAAGCTACAGCGTTCATGGATGACTTTAGAGATGAGGTCAACGACATCCACTTAGAGAAAGTTTACGAGGGTTAAAGATGACAGGACTGAGAGTGTTAGGCTGGCTAGTTGTAATAGCACTTTCTTTATTTTTCGTACTGGTTCCATTCGGGATGCTGGTAACAACCATAGGAGTACAGTGAATGACACACGTTAATCGTACACGAACAGCCAGTGGCGTTTCGGTGGCGCAGTGGCACTTTAAAGGGGGTGATCATTAAGAGAAAGTAAGGCTTTTTATGTAAGATATGCCACGCCACCCGATTAGGAATAGGGTGCAGCTATCTTCACCAGACTTTAACATAATCAGCTAACACTTCTCACTATCTATGTAGCAAGCCGTTTTCTGATGGTCGTCACGACGAGGCTATCAGTTACGGTCACGAACCACGCCACTGTGTTGTGATCTCGGTGGCGCACATCCACATATCAGGGGAATAATTTATGACAGGTCAAACTGTTTTACCAACGTATGCAGACGAGGCTAACGGTATTAGATTATATCGTGGTGATTGTCTGGAAGTAATGAAGCACTTGCCGATAGTCGATATGGTTTTAACAGACCCGCCTTATGGTACGACACGAAACAAATGGGATAGTGTCATACCCTTGGAAGAAATGTGGGAACGTGTCCATAGTATTTCTAACGATACTACACCTGTCTTACTGACTGCGGCTCAACCGTTTACTAGCTCGTTAGTTACTAGCAACGTCCGTAAGTTTAAATACGACTGGATATGGGAGAAGTCTAAAGCAACTGGACACCTTAATTCAAAGATTATGCCAATGCGTTCACATGAACACATCCTAGTTTTCGGAGGAGGTCGTTTAAATTATAACCCACAAAAAACAGAGGGTGTTCCATACAAAGGACGAGGCGGTTCAAGCAAGAAAGATAACTATGATGCTTTTAAAGCAAAAAGAGAAGGTAGTGCTAACGGCTCGCGTTACCCCCGTTCGGTGCAGCTTTTTCAGCATGAGTCAAAACCTTTACACCCTACTGCCAAGCCTATAGCCCTCATGGAGTACCTTATTAAGACGTACACCAACGAAGGTGATACTGTCTTAGACTTCACGATGGGTTCAGGCACTACAGGAGTTGCTTGTGTAAACACTGGCAGAAAGTTCATCGGGATTGAGTTAGATGAAGACTACTTTGAAATAGCACGTAACAGAATAGAGGAGCAAATCAGTTCAAATGACACACAATAATTACACAACAAAACCCAGTGGCGTGAACTAACATATCAGGGGGACGCTATGAATACATTACTACTATGCTCTGCAATCTTCTGTGAAACGAGCTTCAACTTTGAATTTAAAGAGGAGACACTGAGAGACAAACTTAAGAAGTACGATTTAGAATGGATCGTGATGATCAACCACAAGACGGACATGGTCATAGATTTAGAGGACATTCAAGTAACAGTTACATACACGTACTAGGAGGCCGAATGGCTACGTTAGAAGATCAAATTGAATTAGAAAAATCGATGATGCAGTCTGGTAAAGATCGTTATCATTATCGTAAAGATAGGATGCTTGACAAAGGTTTGCAGGTGGAGACTGCACATGGTCGAACCATGGTTTATCGTATGATGTCACCCTTAGTTGAGGGTGTTGTTAAGATGTTACAAAACGAACCACCTAAGTCACAGGTAAACATTTTACTTAGAGATACAGACCCAGCCCAGATAGCTTATCTTTCATTAATAGGTTTAGTTAATGCACTGAGTCGTGGAGGACGTAAATTAGCATTCGTGGCAAAAACGATTGGAATAAGAGTTGAGACACAGATTGTAATTGATCAGTGGATTAAAGCTGAACCAGAGGTTGCTAAGACGATCTTAAACATGGCTATGGATAAAAGAGATCTAGGTTATGAAAATAAACGCGCAGGTGTTGTACATAAGATGCTGGACATGGGACATGAAGCGTCTTGGTCAACAAGTAAACGCATTAACGTGGGAGTAAGATTAATTGATCTTATGCAATCAGAGTTAGGTATCATTCAAGTTAATCGCAGATATCAAAAGAAAGGTACTCGACCATACTTTGTAGAATTAACTGATGATACAGAGGAATGGATCCAGAAGTTCCACGAACATAATGAATTAGCTACACCGACTTACTTACCTTCTATCATACCACCTAAACCATGGGTATCAGCGTTTGAAGGAGGTTATCATAGTCCGTATATAATTCAAAAACCATTGATGAGGGTATACTGATATGACATTTTCTTTAAGTAATTATTATGATGTAGTGCGTATAGCTGACATTAGCCCTGAGTTAGAATGTGTAAACACTTTACAATTAACAGAGTGGAGAGTTAATCAACCTGTCTTAGACGTTATGAAGCAGTGTTGGTTTAGCGGTCAAAGCTGGGAAGGTTTGCCTCGACGTGATAACTTACCTCTTGACCCTTACCCGTTTGATTCAAAACCAGAGGAGATGACAGACGAACAGGCTTTGATATATAAAGAGTGGTGTATCAAACGGGCTAAAACACACGAAGAGAATACCAAGACTTTATCGCAGCGTATTCAAGTAGAACGTACACTTGAGATTGCTGATAAGTATCTTGAGCATGATCTCTTTTACTTTCAATGGCAGTTAGACTTTAGGACACGTAAGTACCCTAGAGAAAACTTTCTTAACCCACAAGTAGCTGACTACGGTAAAGCTCTTATAGAGTTTGCACAAGGTATGGCTATCACTTGTCCTGAGGATGCTACATGGTTAGCTATACATGGCGCTAATCAGTTCGGCGTGGATAAGGTTTCCTTAGTTGATCGTGAGATGTGGGCGTTAAGTAACACTCAAAATGCTTTAGATGTCTATGAAGATCCTTTCGCCTGTCTTTGGTGGCAGGATGCGGACAAACCATGGGCAGCTTTAGCTTGGTGTTTCGAGTGGGCTGAGTATACTATCGCAGTCGGAGAAGGACGTGAGTTTATTACTCATCTTCCTTGCCAAGCTGATGGTAGCTGTAACGGTATTCAACACTTGAGTGCTATGCTCTTAGATGAAGAAGGTGGACGGTCGGTAAACTTATTACCTTCGGATAAACCTGAAGACATCTACGGGGATGTAGCTGCTAAAGCTACGGTCACGTTACAGATTGAAGCTGATAAGGGTAATGAAGTTGCTAAACAACTCTTAGAAGTTGGCGTGTGTCGGGCGATAGCAAAACGCCCTGTAATGATTGTTCCTTATAGTGGTACTAAACACGCTTGTAGGGATTATGTCAGACAGGCCTTGATTAAGAAGTGTAAAGGTAACGCACCATGGGGTGACATGCACACTCCAGCGGTTCTGTTGGCTACTGATCATATATGGGATGCAATCTCTAGTACTATCACAGGAGCTAGACAGGTAATGGATTATATTACTCAAATAGCTACTGAGTACGGGAAGCATAACACTATCATGCAGTGGGAGACTCCTACAGGGTTCCCAGTCCAACAACGTTACTTTAAGAAAAAGACCAAGCGTTTAAATACACATTTAATTAAAAAGAAGATCGAAGTAGATTATGAAGATGAAGTAGCAGTAGTTGATTCTAAACGTTACAAATCATCCAGTAGTCCTAACTTTGTTCATAGTATGGACGCTTGTGCTCTAACGTTGACAGTGAATAAGTGCAAGGAACGGGGAATTGATCAGTTTGCAATGATCCATGACTCTTACGGCACACATAGTCCTAACATGCCGTTAATGTCTGACTGCCTTAGAGAATCTTTCGTAGAACTCTATAGCGGTAAAGACTGGCTATACGAGCTGTGGATCGTAGCTAAACGTGAACTACCTACTGCCGCTGATCTACCTCTACCACCCAAGAAAGGTAATTTAGATATAAAGGAGGTGTTATGTTCTAAATACTTCTTCGCGTAAAAACGGGCTATTGTGGATTTAAACACACCCAAACATTTTCAATCCAATCAATTCAATAACTTATAGGAAACAATTATCATGGCTAAATCATCAAAAGTAATGCGCGGAAATGCACTCTGGGCAAAGCTGTTCGAGCCTGACACTAAGTTTGACGCTAATGGCGTTTATTCAATCAGTCTTGTACTACCTGAAGTGGATGCTTCTGAAATGTGTGAGTACCTTGACGGTCTCGTAGAAGCTAAGTTCGATGAAGAAGTGAAGGCAAAACCTGCACTTAAGAATCAACTGTCCAAGAATCCTCCTTACGCTACTGTATATGATCGCGAAACAGGCGACGCTACTGGCGAGATCGAGTTCAAGTTCAAACTGAAAGCTAAAGTCAACACACGTGATGGTCGAACATTCGAGCAGAAGGTAGCTGTTGTCGATGCTAAACGTACACCAATGACTGATGAAGTCGCTGTCGGTAACGGTTCAGACGTTAAGGTGGCCTTTGAGCCTATGCCTTACATGGTTGCCGGTACTAAGATGGTCGGTGTCTCACTTCGCCTTAAAGCTGTACAGGTTATCAACCTTGTAGAGTACGGTTCACCTGCTACATCTGTGTTTGATGAAGAAGATGGCTTCGTTGCTGAAGCATCTACTCCTTCTAATACTGTAGCGGAGGTGTTCACTGATGGCGATTTCTAGTCGGTCTACATTAGAAGATAGAGTGCAGGAAAATCTAAAGAAGCGAGGCATCAACTATACGTATGAGCCTTGCAAACTACCTTATCACGTTGAACGTAACTACATCCCTGATCTGTTGATCGGGGACATTTACGTCGAAGTGAAAGGTTATTTCCGTCAGGATGCTCAACGCAAGATGAAAAGTGTTAGAGATCAACACCCTGACTTAGATATTAGATTTTTATTTCAACGGGCAGCTAGCACAGTGCAGGGCGCTAAACTCCGTAAAGACGGGACGAAGATGACCTGTGGTGAGTGGGCAACCAAACAAGGGTTCACATGGGCAGAAGGTAATGTCCCTGATGAATGGCTTATCATTGACGACGAGGTATATTAATGGAACAGAGCGACAGCGAGTTCATTCAACACATCCCATGCGATAAGTGTGGTTCATCTGATGCAGCAGGTATCTACTCAGATGGTCATACCTTTTGCTTTTCATGTAACGCTTACCAACACGCCAACGAGGAGGTCAAAGTGACAGAGACGATAACGAATAAAAGCACCGACCTCTTACGAGGAGAAGCGCAGGCACTCGCCAAGCGTAAGCTAACTTCTGAGACTACGAAGTTATGGGATTACACAGTTAGTGAATTCAAAGGACAGGTAGCTCAAGTAGCTAACCACAAGGACGATCAAGGACGTACTGTCGCTCAAAAGGTAAGACTACCTAACAAGGAGTTCTTTGCGTTAGGTAAGATGAAAGAAGCCTCTCTCTACGGCCAATGGTTATGGAGAGATGGTGGTAAGATGATCACTGTGACGGAGGGGGAGCTGGACGCTCTCTCTCTATCTCAGGCAATGGGTAACAAGTGGCCTGTAGTTTCTGTTAAGACAGGAGCTGCTGGAGCTAAGAAGGAGATCGCTAAGGCTATCGAGTACTTAGAGAACTTCGACTCTGTTATCTTTATGTTCGACAACGACGATGTAGGTCAAGCAGCCGCTATTGAATGTGCTGGCCTTCTATCTCCTAACAAAGCTAAGATCGCAAGGTTGCCTCTTAAGGATGCCAGCGACATGCTTCAAGCAGGTAGATCGAAGGAGCTAGTAGATGCAATGTGGGCAGCTAAGAGTTACCGACCAGACGGTATCATTAACGGTGCTGACTTGTGGGAGACTGTCTCTACTGTCGAAGATGTTGAATCTATCCCCTACCCTTACGCAGGTCTTAACGATATGACTGATGGCTGTCGCCTCGGTGAGATCGTTACGGTCACGGCTGGTTCAGGCCTTGGTAAGTCACAGCTCACCCGTGAGTTTGCTTATCACTTACTGAACAACGGAGCTACAGTTGGTTATGTAGCGTTAGAGGAAAGTAGTAAACGTACAGCACAGGGTTTAATGTCCTTGCATTTGAACAAGCCTATACATCTCCAAGAGACTCCTAAAGAAGAGTTACGAGAAGCGTTCGACGCTACACTTGGAACTGGCAGGGTGTTCATGTACGACCACTGGGGTTCTACTGAGAGCGATAACTTGTTAGGTAAGATACGTTACTTAGCGAGAGGTTGCGGTTGTGACTACATTATCTTAGACCATATCTCGATTGTAGTATCGGGTATTGATCAAGGTGATGAACGGCGCATCATTGATAACATGATGACAAAGCTACGTTCACTTACAGAAGAACTAAACATTGGTATGATTCTCGTGTCGCACCTTAAACGCCCCAGCGGCGAGAAAGGCCACGAAGAAGGTGCTACTACTTCCCTAGCGCAACTTAGGGGCTCAGCGGCAATCGCTCAGTTGAGTGATATGGTTATCGGTTTAGAACGTAACCAACAAGCTAAAGAAAACTCTAATGTAACAACGGTTCGGATACTCAAGAACAGATGGTCAGGTGTTACCGGCATATGTGGTAAGTTAGCGTATAGCGGTGAGACTGGTCGTATGGTCGAGACATTCGATGATGAATCAATAGACTTTGATAATGAGGAATTTTAAGATGGGTGATGTCCCTAGAGAAGTAATAGAAGCGTATTGTGATTTCGTAGAAGATATGATCTTCACGGGTCAATTCTTAGATATACCAACAGCACGTCAGTTCTGTGAGGTGTACTTAGAAGAGCTTAAAGAATTCAACGCTATGCAGAATGATCAACCACAGAAACCTAACCCTTTCGGTTTGGTTACGTAAGTCCCCTATCCTATCAACCACTAGCTATATGAGGAACACATGAAATAATCACATAGGAGGTATAGACGATGCAGTCAAAATACCAATCAATTATAGAACAAACGTTAAATGTAGGCAGCGGATTTATTATCTCTGTCTTAGTATGGGAGTACGCCATTAAACACCTTATCCATGCAGGAGTCTTAAGTGTAGATTCCTCGATCTGGATTACGGTCATATTCACGGTAGTTAGTTTTATCCGTGGGTACTTATGGCGAAGATACTTCAACCAATTAAACTAACACTCCAGCGAGAGGCCGATATGATTATATTTGATGTAGAGACTGATGGACTACTGAAAGATGTAACAAAGATTCATTGTATGGTTGCTAAAGACACGGACACACAGCTCGTTATGAAGGCTGTAGGTCACGAGGAAGTAGCAGAGTTATTCAAGGAGATCAGCAAGAAGACGCTGGCAGGACACAACATCATGGGCTATGACTTACCTGTAGTAGAAAAGGTATTAGGTCTAGCACATGAAGGTGAGGTGTTCGACACCTTGGTCGCTTCGCGATTAATATGGCCAAACCTACGGGATCTTGATTCAAGAAAACGTACTGTTAAGTCAACAATGTACGGTAGTCATTCTTTAGACGCTTGGGGTCAACGCCTTAAGTTCTTCAAAGGTGACTACGGTAAGCAAGAGAACGCTTGGGATGAGTACACTCCTGAGATGTTGGATTACTGTGAGCAAGATGTGGAGCTTAACCACCGTGTATTAGAACGTATACAGGCTAAGAACTTCCCACAGGCTGCCTTGGACATGGAACATACCATGCACAGGTTACTACTCCAGCAGGAACGCATAGGCTTCCCGTTCTCAATAGAGAAAGCTCAAGCACTCTATAGCACTCTATCAGCTCGTAAGGAGGAGATCTCCGCTGAGTTACAAGAGACTATGGAACCTACTATTGTAGAAATGAAAACGAAAACAAAGGTAATACCTTTTAATCCAGCTAGTCGCCAACAGATAGCCGACAGGTTAATGAAGCGTGGTTGGAAACCTCTGGACTATACACCATCCGGTGATCCTAAGGTGGATGAGACATCGTTAGCAGCAAGTGATTTACCAGAAGCACGTTTACTATGTGAGTATCTAATGCTCAATAAGAGGCTTGGACAGCTCGGTAATGGTAAGCAAGCATGGTTAAAACTTGAAGAGAACGGTAGACTCCACGGTCGTGTGAACCACATGGGGGCAGTTACCTCACGTTGTACACACAGTACACCTAACATCGCTCAGATCCCATCGACTAACGCAGTCTTTGGTAAAGAATGTCGTGAGTTATTCCATGCACCCGAAGGCTATAAGCTACTCGGTGCGGATGCTTCCGGCTTAGAGCTTAGGTGTTTAGCACACTATATGTCTCGGTACGATGACGGGGCATATGGAAGAGAGATCCTTGAAGGAGATATACACACAGCAAACCAAATGGCAGCAGGTCTACCGACTCGTAACATGGCAAAGACGTTTATCTACGGCTTCCTGTACGGTGGTGGTGACGCTAAGATCGGTTCTATCATTGGTCAAGATGGTAAAGCAGGAGCAAAGATACGTAAGGAGTTTCTTAAGAAGACTCCAGCTCTTAAGTTTCTATCAGATGCTGTGAAACTGAAAGCAGAGAAAGGAAGTATTATGGGTTTAGATGGTCGGATCATTCCGATTAGACATGCTCATGCTGCTCTCAACACTCTCTTACAGTCCGCAGGTGCATTGATCTGTAAAGATTGGTACATCCGCATCGAGGATAAGATACGTGCAGCAGGGTACACTGAGGACGAAGTAGCTATAGTAGCCTTCGTACACGATGAAGTTCAAATCATAGTCAAAGACGGACTAGAGGATATTATTAGTGAATTCACAAAGCAGGCAATTAAAGAAACAGAAAAGCATTACAACTTCCGATGCCCCCTTGACTCTGACTTCAACATTGGGGAGAGCTGGGCAGAAACTCATTGATCCTAACCTTAAAGGTGACATTGCAGAACACTACGCAATCACATGGCTTTGGGATCAAGGGTATCATGTATTTAAAAACGCAGGGTGTACCGGATCAGTTGATCTGGTCGCTCTTAAGGATGATAAGGTTTATCTATTTGACGTTAAGATGGGTAGACCTTCATCACGTACAGCAAAGCAGAAAGAGCTAGGGGTTCAGTTCCTACTCTTCAACGCTAAGACTCGTGCCTTACGTTTAATGAATCATAGGACTTAACATGAAGGAATGTAAAAAGTGTTTAGTAAACCTCCCTAAGGAAAGTTTCTCTAAACAGAAAAAGAATAAAGATGGTTTATATTCTTACTGCAAACCTTGTGCAAACAAACTTAAAGCAGCTAGTAAAAAACGAAAGTTTGAAGATAATCCTAACTATCACAGAGATAGAAATTTTAAAGATAGGTACGGTATTAGTTTACAAGAGAGAGATCAGTTATCAGTAGATCAAGACCATAGGTGTAAAATATGCCTAACTCCTGAATCTAAAGTTAGTAGATCAGTTCTTTTTGTAGATCATTGCCATACTTCAGGTGAAGTTAGGGGTTTATTGTGTGATGGTTGTAACAAAGCTATCGGACATCTCAAAGATAATCCTACTGCTATCAAAGCAGCACTAGCTTACATAACAAACAACGGAGATATTTAATATGTCAACTACACTTCTGGTGGATGGTGATATTATCGCCTACAAAGCAGCAACAATCGCAGAGAGACCGGTGAATTGGGGTGATGGTCTCTGGACACTACACGCCTATGAGCAGGACGTAGCTAACTCATGTGATCAACAAATCTTAAAACTTCTTGAGGAGTCAGGCTGTGATAAGATCATCACCTGTATCTCTGGTAAGAAGAACTACCGCACTGAGGTCGCCCCCTATTACAAAATGAACCGTGCAGAAACTAGGAAACCTATGCTTCTTGGTTACGGTCGGGGCTACCTCATGGACAAGTGGGAAGGACAGATGACAGATGGTATTGAAGCTGATGATCTCTTAGGAATCCTAGGAAGTTCTGACCCAGAAAAGTACATCATCTGGTCAGCTGATAAGGACTTAAAGACGATCCCAGCACGTCATCTCATAGACGGAGAAGTCGTTACCATAGGTGAAGAAGAAGCGGACTATTGGTTCTTTCTACAGACTCTTATGGGAGATACTACAGACGGTTACAAAGGTTGCCCTACAGTCGGCGCTAAGAAAGCAGATGCTATCTTACAGGACGATTGTACATGGGAAGCTGTTGTCGCTACGTTTAAGAAGAAAGGTTTTAGTGAAGAACTAGCCTTAGAAAATGCACGTTTAGCCCGCATTCTGCGGTCTGGCGAATACAACTTTGATACAGGAGAAGTACAGTTATGGCTTCAATAGATGACGCAACACCAAATGAATGGGATAATGCTGGAGCATGGGGTCGAACAGTAAAGAGGGAACAAGAGATGCGGAATGATTACCTAAGTAAACACTGTACTACTGATTCAGCCTGGCAAGCAGCTCGTGATTTACCGGATATGTGTGAGATGCAAGAGACTCTACACGAAGAATCTAAGGTTAAATTTGACGAAAGTGAGCCGCTATTCACACCTGAGGAGTGGGATGCTGTCGTATCAGCGCCTACAGCAGAGCAGGAATATGCTCAGAAACGTAAGAATACTCCAGTATTCTCAGGGGTTCTGATGTATTTCCCCTTAGCAATAGCTGAGGTAGCTCGTACTTCTAAGGCTGGGAACGACCAACATAACCCTAATAAACCTCTTCACTGGGATCGTAGCAAGTCTGGAGACGAATTAGACGCTCTAACAAGGCATCTTATGGAGGCTGGGACGATCGATACGGACGGTATTAGGCACTCTGCGAAGGTCGCTTGGAGGGCTTTAGCTAACCTCCAGAAAGAGTTAGAAGAAGCGGAAAAAGGGGCGTAAAACCCCCTTTACTTTCAAGGGCTTACAGGCTCTAAAAACGGGCTATTGTGGATTAAAAACTATGAATGTGTTAAACAACCAAACAGCTATAAGTAAAGATTTGTTAATGAAGATGCAACAACTCTTTCCCAACCAACTCCCCCTCA